ACATTATTTATGTTGTTATTGTTTTTACCAAAATCATCCGATTTTTTATGTAAAACATTATTTATGTTGTTATTGTTTTTACCAAGAAATAATGTTGTCATATGATACATGTTATAATCCATTGTATCATATCTTTCATTTAAAGTTGTCTTGATTTGTTTGTTTATTTCATCTAATACACCTCTATATTCATCAGGAATATTTAATGAGACCCATATATTTTTACCCATACTGAATATTATATATTAAATATTAATATTAAATATTGTGTTTTATATTTCGGATTATATTGTGTTCCATATAATTCTTTCATAAGTTTATTTAATTTAATATATTCAATTTTGTGGAAGAATACACAATATATAAAACAGTTAAAGCTATATTCAACATTAACTATCATAAAATATTGTAAAATTACATGGAACTAACAGGAGACCAAAAAGAACAACTAAGAAGATACATCACTGCTTTACATCAACTGTTTTTGCGTAACGAACCAAAATGTTCTCTAGTATCAATTGAATGCAGTCGAAATGATAAAACAAAAATTATAGAAATAAATGTGGGTACATCGAGAAAATCTACAGGACGTTATTCCGATAATGCTGACGTTGTTAGATTCCAAGCACAGGAGGACTATATACTTAATCAATTATACGATTACGTAATGAACAGATATCAAAATTTAGATGAATCGGAAAGATATAGTAAAACAATTAGTAAATTTTATATATTAGCAAATGTTAAAAATAATACGATAAATATATGTAGTCCTGGTATGACAGTAGGAAAAATTTCTGATCATCGTATATATCCTGAATTGAATATCAAATAAAATAGAATAAAATAAAATAAAATAAAATTATGACCATTGTTCAGTTTCTTGATATGTGAAACCGTAATCATAAGTTTTGTCACCGCGATCATATTTGTATTCCCAATGAACACCGACTGGAATTTTTCCACGAACAACAGTCTTTCTACGAGGATAATTTGTTGATCGATCAATATTCAAATCATTCCTTGCCATAAACATCTGGACGATGTTTGGATTCTCATCAATTAGAGCCCTAATGTTCACCTTATTATTTGACTTTTCGTATTGGTCCATCAAAAACTTAAACTCGTAAGTAACATCGAGTTTAGGTTTTGCCAAAATTTTTTCAGCAACGACGAAATTCTTTTGTAGCAAAACGACATACAAAGGCGTGAACCCATTTTTGTTCCTGGGATTAATATTTATATCATCTCTTTCCAAGACATCCAAGACAAGATTTGAATTGTAGTGGCAAAGTAGATGCAAGAAGGACATATCCTCGAACATCGCATTAATGTTTGTTTTGGGATTTTTGATTAGTTCCTTCATGATTTTACGTGCAATCGCTGTCCTTGATCCCTGTTCAAACAAATAAAATAGAGCATGCATACCCTTTTCATCAGTAAAGTTCACATCGAATTTTGGATGCCTGAAAACTTTATCACATTTTTCATCACAGCCTCCTCCAAGTGTGTCGCCACTGAGTCCCACCAAGACATTTTTTCCATTATAACAGTGCTCAATGTCAATTTCTGGTCTTTTCAGCAATTCCTCGCATATATCAGAAGGATATTTAATTGTTGCATAGTACAACGGTCCATTTCCTTTTGCATCTGGCAAATTGACATCAACATCGGTTCGTTCTAACAGAAGATTAGCAATTTCAGAATTTCCCATGTAACACGCCATGCTGATAGCTGTTCTCCCTTCATGGTAATGCTTCATGATTTTCAGATTTTTAATTTTTCCCAAAAAGTCGTGTCCGATTTGGATATTCACTTGAACACAAGGAATTTTGAGAAATTCAGTAATGACATCTTTTTTGTTATACCACCAATGAAGATCAGTTTTTTTTTGCCTCTCATGAGTCAAAATAGCTTCATGTAATGGTGTCATACCTTCATCGTTTTTTTCATTAACCAAGTGTCCAAAATGCTGTGATAGGACTTTCGCGGTATATTTGTTTGCATGGTGAAGTACATTGTTACCTTTTTTGTCGGTTTTACAGAAATCAATGACTGTTTTTAGCCTGTAGTCATTGATCAAAAAATCAATGACATTAACTTTGTTTTTGAATCTTTCCTGAAAGTCATTCTCAGGGAAAGCTCTGAATGCGCCACAAATTGCTATAAAGACTGTGTAATCGTCGATCATACTATTCAGAATTTGTTTGTTATGTGACAATACCGATCCCTCAAAAGACAATCTCTCAATGACATATTTGACTTCATTGAGTTTTCCTTCCAAACAAAGTTCCATGAAAAAAACATGCGAAGACAAACGACCATTGACAGTGTTATTGTCCAATTCCTTATGGTTCACAATATCATCAGTGACTAAAACAAATTCTCCAGACATTTTGTTGTTTTAAAAAATAATTTAGTATGAAAAAATGAAGCTGTTGTTGTTTATGAAATTATAAAATTATTAGTTAAACTCCAATTCTTAAGAAATATGCAGTAACATCATTATTTCAATTTTTTATATGGAATTTATTATATAATTCATTTATTATATAATAATGAACATTTACGTTATAATACTAATTGCGATCGTTATATTAGTCATATTACGCATAATTATACAACATAATAAAAGAATCGAAAAATTTTTTGTAGGCGGAATAGGATGTTCAAAATATGATTCTGAAGGAGAATTCGTAGGATATCATTCATGTGATACATCATTTTGTAAAATAAATTAAATTTTTTATTCTGTCTTATAAATCTTTAGATATCTGTCAGCATCATTTTTATTACGAACAAGTTTAATAAATTCCGATGTAGTCGACGCTATTAAAACAGACGATGATCCTAGATATACACGCGTAACAAATGGTATAGATATTGTCATTACAGCAATAGTTAAAACTGAAAGTGACAAAAGAAAGCAAATCCAACTATAAAATACATACATTGAACCATCATAGTGCATCGTTGTTTTACCCAAAAATTTAATACAACGGTTAACATCTTCGTTATGGCGAATGGTCCGAGAAATATTAATTGTTGCCATTATTAGTAACATGTAACATATCACGAAAAGTATTTTTGTCTCAGTTGTTAAATCCATGAAATATACATTCGATACGGTTAAAGTAATGGACAATAACCAAGATACAACCGTTTGTACTTGTGATGCAGTTGATCCCTTGATAACATCGAGTGATAACAAAAATAATGATTCTTTTTGATTTTGATTCTGATTTTGATTCTGATCAAGTTCTTTTTGATTAAAATTTTCAGATTCCATTTTATTTATTTGTCTATTTTATGATTTACTGTGCTGTTTTGATTATTATATACATGTTGATGATTTAGTCAAAATATTTCAATTTTTATAAAATTATTGAAATTAATATTTTATATTTCTTATGTATATAATAATGGATATTTATGTATTCGCAATAATTGTGATCATAATACTATTTGTATTATGTTTTATCACACAAAATTATAAAAAGTTTGAAAAATTCGATGGATCCGACAGATATCCAACATGCACTTCAGAACTTTGCCCAATAGCAAGACCAGGTGGAATAGTAACAGGTTATTACATGTGCTAATTACACTTACTAAGAACGAATCTTAAGATTCAATTAAAAGGGTTATTATAATATCTAATTTTAAATTTATTAATATCGTTTAGTAATAAATATATAAACGATAACAATGTCTGAAAAAATAAGACCATCGCCGTCACAGAGTGCAACATTATACGAAGTTGGTAAAAAAAGAGAAGGAAATGACGGTAATATATGGATTATAGGAGAAACTAAAGACGGGATCCATAGATGGAAGTTATTTAGAAAACCAACTAAACTCGGTCCGAGAAAAGTTTCAAGAAAAGTTTCAAGAAAAGTTTCAAAAAAGGGATCTGACAAAGGTTCAAAAAAGAGATATGTCAAAGGTTCAAAAAAGGGATCTGTCAAAGGTTCAAAAGTATCAAAAAATAAAACATATTATACTCATGACAATGGAGGTAGGCCATTTATGGTTCAAATAGAAAACGGAACAATAAATGTATATAAGCAAGATTTAGATTCGGAATCTGATGAGGATTCAACCGGACCCATCTATGACAAAAAAATAAAAACAATTAAATCATATGAAAAAGTATTTATTGGCAAGGATAATACTAATGTCGGAAAAAAATATAATGGAAAAGGTGACGATGAACGATTTCTAGGAAATAGTATCTTAGTCAAACTAACGAAACATAAATATATGTATATCGGAAATAAAATTTATGAATTTAAAACAAAAGATGAAATAGTTGACTATATGTCATTTGTTGGAAATAGTGATGTGCCATATCCATATGCAATCGGTACAGAAAATACTTATTTAATGATAGAAGATGTGTTTATACCTAATAAAGAATTAAAAGTTTTTGGTAATGAAGATCCGTATGAAATATATTATGCATTTGCACGCAAAAAGAAATATGGAAAAATAGGTCAAAAATTCCCCAAAAAAGAAATGATTCAGGAAAGATTATGGTAATAATTAAAATAAATTAATTTTATATTCTGAATATATACCAAAATATAAATTTATGGTTGAAAAAATACGTCCCTCCCCATCCAGTTCCGCGACACTATATAAAGTGGGTTCAAAGAAAAAAGGTAATGATGGAAATATATGGATTATCGGCGAAGATAAAAATGGAGTCAAAAAATGGAAATTATTTAAAAAGCCAACCAAGATAGGTTCGAAGAAAGGTTCCAAGGGTTCTAAGAAAGGTTCTAAAAAGGGTTCAAAAAAGGGTTCTAAGAAAGGTTCTGAGAAAGGTTCTAAGAAAGGTTCTAAAAAGGGTTCTAAGAAAGGTTCTAAGAAAGGTTCTAAGAAAGGTTCTAAGAAATCGTTAACAACAAATGATTTAGTTTATAAACCACCCAAAAGAAAATTAGAAATACAATTACCGGATGCATCGAAAATAAAAAAAATAGGTTCGTTATATTTTGATGGCATCGTTACTGGGGATACAATGTATGATGAATTAAATCTTAAAAAAGGTGTATATGATGCTTACCAAGTTGATGACAATTTATTGATAGTCGGTAATAAATCTCAAAAAGTAAACAAAAGTGTAACTGATTGGAAATGGAAATATTCCGGTGTAACAGTTGGAGTTGACACTGGAACATTTGGGTTTTTTAATAAAACACTCGTTGAAGAAATAAACGAAGCAATTCCTCCGACAATCAAAACAAAAAAATTTAAGAGTTTGCCATATATAGATTTTCCCAAAGAAAATTATTTTTTTGTTAATACAAATATGTTATATAATCCCAGGTCAAGAGTACCGGTTGAGAAAATGTTACCCAATGATTTAGTTGGTGTCAATTATGGTGTAATAGGATCAACTAATGCTGGCGATGGCGGTTTTGATTGTTATGTTATAGGACGTGACAAAGCTATTTTAATTGGTGGTATTACTGCCGAAAAACTCGATCAATTATAATATTTTTTTATGTTTATAAAATATGTTTTATATTTTTGCAAAACATCTATATCGTTTTTTATGTTTATAAAATATGTTTCATATTTTTGCAAAACATCTATATCGTTTTTATGTTTATAAAGTTGAAAATATAAAACAAGAAAGATATCGTACAGAAATAATAATAAATTATATTTAAATATATCCAATTAAATATGAATTTGAATTCATTTATTATAATCGACTATCGCGATGTTAGGACAGGATCTCTTCTATTAATCGATGATAATATTTATAAAGTTCTAGAATTCCATCGTTCTGCACCAGGAAAACATGGTGGCAGCAAACTATTTGTTAAGGTTCTCAATCTTATAACATATGAACAAAAAGATGTTGTCTTTCGTTGGAATGATACATTAAGAGAACCACATATTACGAGAAAAGAGTATATAATAAACGAAATGGATATGGAAATGGGTAATTTGGTTTTGACTAACGACAAAGATGAGAAAGTTCAGGGAATCAAATTACATGATAATGAACTTTGTAATAAGCTGAAACAACAATTCGAGCAAAAGATTAATAATAATAACGATAATGATAAAGAATTTACTATCCAAATTATTCACTTCATGGATAAAGTAATTATAGAAGATTACAAAATAAGAACAGTTAAAGTCGTTTATTATCCTAAACCAGATACTTCAGATTTCAACCAAATAAATATTTAAAAAAATTGAATTTATAAAATAGCTGTTTGTTTCTATAAAAAAAAGAGATTACTATATTTGATCTTCCTGTTTTTAGCTTTAATTTTTAAATTAAATAATTATTTAAACAATGCTTTCTTATTTGGCTCGCGGTGTTGTTCGTATGATTTTGCCCTCAACCAAGACAGAAAATGTTCCAGTAATAATGACAGACACGACACAAGTTAGATTTGTTCAGGAGAGTGAAAGTGACAGAGGTAGGCCAGAAATTGTCATTCGTTTTGACAATCACGAAGTCAATGGAAAAACTTATGAGAATACATTAACCGCTACAGCAAAGTTTATAATTTCTATCTAAATCAGTTAAATTCTGCAGTATAACTTCTATATTTAACTTTAGACAGAAATGCTTTGTACTCTGTAGCACAGCATATTTTTATTTATTCTATTTTTATACTCTTTTTTTCTTTCTTTTTTAGTATTTCCAATGGCATTTCTTTCATTTTTTCTACTTTTATTTCTTTTATGTTTTTTATTAATATGTTTTTCGACGCGTTCATGTCTCTCCCTGTTCTTAATCCACATTTTTTGCAATCATATATTTTACTATTTCCTACTTTATTCATATTCATACATCTTGAACATATTTGTGTTGTATATGATTCTTTTACATTTAACACTATTTTTTTATCTATGTCTGCTTTATTTTTCAATCTTACCATGAATCTACTATGACTTAAATCTAGTATATTTCTTTTTACCGGTGTTGGAAGAGTTTTATTTCTTACTATCTTTCCCACATTTAATTTCGGTATTAATATTAGATCATTTTCACTTATTAGCTTGGTTATCGTCTTATAGTGTAAATCATCTACTTTATTTTTTAATTTTATTTGTAATTTCTTAGCTTCGTTTCCATTTCTCTTCTTCTTTAATTCTTTTATTTTCTTTCTTAATTTTTCTAATATTTTTATGTTGTCTCTTCCTATTTCTAATATTTCATTTTCCTTATATACTGTTAAAAAATTCGTACTTCCTGGATCTACTGCAATGACTTTTTTATTATCTATCTCATTCTTTTTCTTTATTGTATCGTACGTTATACACATATAATATTTGTTTATTTTATTCTTTATTATTTTTATATCATGTTTTATTCCATTTTTTATTATTTCTTTGTATTTCTTTTCCCTTTTCTCTTTTGTTGCGTTCCTTAATATCAATGGTTTTTCTGTAAATGATTTCTTATAACAATATATGTTTCCGTTTTCTACTGTTATTGCATCCTTATTTATTGTTATTGATTGTTCTTCTTTTTTCTTTCTATATTTCATTTCTGATTTTTTTATCTTTTTTGGTTTGTATTTTTTACCATATTCCTTTATACAAAATTCATTTATTGCTTTCTTTTTTTTGTACTGCATTTTACTGTTTTGTTTACCCGTTATATATTCTTTCACAGCAAATGCTCTTATTTCCTTTGGTACATCTTTCATATACTCATTTCCATCTTTATTCCCTAAATATGTTACATATTTGTCTCTTAATTCAGTGAATTCATCTTTACGTTTTATTTCTATTGGATCCATTATATTTGGTGATATTTCATATGAACGTTTTATTATATTTTTCATTAAATTTACATCTATTTCATCCTCTATATTATATCCTTTTTCTGAATCACATAGCATATTATATATTTTTCTACAACATCCGTAGTATTTTTCTAACTTCTTTTTCTCATCTGATCGTGGATAATATCGTATTTTTATTGTTCGTTCTACGGTTTCAGTATTTTTATTTTCAGAATCTTTATGTCTTTTTACATGATCTGTACAATATTTCTTATCTGTTGAGTCTAATGTAAATTTTCCACATTTCATTCCCTTTCTGTCTTTACCTCTACTCATTTGACTTATTATATGTTCACATGTGTTTTCCGTTAATATATCATATTTAACATTTTCATTCTTGTTAATATGATCAATACAAAATTGATTAACAGATTCAGTTTCTGTAATATCACCACATTCTCTCCCATAAATTTTACCATTGAAATTTTTTTTGATAATATACTTACAGGGTTTCTTTGTTGTGTCAAACTGTATTGATTTCCTCTCCGTTTTCCTCAATTTCTTCGTTTGTATTTTTTCCTGTTTTGTATTTTCTTCTTCCATTAGATCTACAACTGAAGACGTGTATGATAGAGAGCAAATCTTCGGATAATTCTTGCTCAATTGATTTACTATCTTGGTTATTGAGAACCAAGAGTGTGACGTTACATTTAGTGAAGATACATTCGAGAATGTCATATCCGAATCGACAGAGTCTATCTTTATAGGCAACCACAACTTCTGTGAGATTTCCATCAATTGCTCGATTGATGATTCTGAGTAATCCTGGACGTTTAAAATTGATACCACTTCCGATGTCTTTAATGATTTCGTATCCTGGGTATTTTTCTTGCATAAATTTGATTTGTCTTTCAAGATCGTCTTTTTGGTGTCTACTGCTAACTCTACAGTAACAGACTTTTCCGATAAATTTGTTTTCATTAACTGGTTCATTGAGAGCGATGTCTTTTCCTGCATTTTGTTGTTTGTTTTTATTTTTATTGTAGGAATTGACATCGTATCTTCGATGGCCAAATTTTTGTCCAGTATTATTTCTGATAATATCGATGATGCCATCATCAGCCCATCTTCTGAGGGTAGCTTCTTTGACATTGAAGAAGATACATGCCTGTTTTGATGTGAGAAATCGGGGTTGTGATTTGTCATCCATAATAATAATAATATATAAATGTATATAAAACTAAATGTTTAAGTGAGAAACAAATAATGAGAAAATAACAATAAAAATACATAAAAGAAGTAATCTAAAATATAAAAAGATGAAGATAATACAATAAACGAATAGATATAATGTTAAAATATTGAACAGTTAATAACCTTTCCAATTAAGGTTTGGGACAAAGATTTGTTTTCAAAAAGTAACATAGAAACATTTACATCTGAGTTCAGGAAATTATTGACACCGCCCGTTCTCGATGTGATTTTTGATGACGAAACTGTGTTGTTTGTTGGATTCAACATTGCTGAGGAAGCAAAAACTCGAGTAATGGTTGATGGATTTATTACTCCAGCTGTTAATTTGACAAAGAAATTTGGTATTGACATTTGCGGAATTGAAACAACCACAAAAAACACAACTAACAAATCAACAAGCTAATTTTTATTTATTTGAATTATTTTTAATGATTTTTATTAAACATATAGTTTTGATTTTTTATGTGGAATCGTTTAAAACGTAAATTTATTTTCTGTGTCATGTATTGTACAAAAGCCGTAGGCTGATTGGCTGTTGCCTTGATCCTTGATCAATGGCAATAAGCTGATCATTTTCATTGGCCGGCTTGAGATAAAGGAATGAATTGCTGAATGGGAACATGACCTTAATCTAGCAGATGATTTAATTACTAAAGAATATGTAATCGGACTAACTTTATCGGAAACTGACTTTCTGCTAACGGGATCCTATAACTGTTTCCTTGAATAGTATCATATAATGTTTTCATTGAATTAATCATATAATGCATTCATTGAATGAGATCATATAATGATGACTTTTTAAAAATATTTAAACGCACATAAAATAAAAAAATAATATAGAAAAAAATAAAAAATTAAATAAAAAAATTTTCTCAAGTAATTTTGTATCCAAACACTAAACCAGACCACTAAAACAGCAGAACCAAATCATTACATTACACAACATTTATAAAATGAACCACAATTTATTTTTTAAATGTAAAGAATTAAAGGTCGTTGGCTCAGCTTTAGTATATACTAAGTATATATTAAAGGTAATAATTAAGTTTATCGAATAAGTTATCAGCTTTAGTAGATGTATTGCATCTATTAAAGGTAATAAAGTTGAAAATAATATATATTCGCTTTAAACCTTTCATATACTATTAAAACAAAAATTCATATAATTTAATACAATTCAATATAATTTAATATATGTCTCGCCAATTATCTGTTCTTTCATTCAATATTGACACAAATATTAGTCGTACAGAAGATGGATTTGCAACAGCAAGTCACCCTAATTGGAAAGTCAGTAAAAGAATACCAAATATTATTCGTGTTGTCAGATCAATTAATCCTGACATTGTCCAATTCCAAGAAGGACGTACAGTAATGTTATCCAATGGTCAAATAGATTCAGTAACTCCTCTTGTCAATGAATTCAAAGAAGATTATCATGTAATTACAGCATCTTATAATCCAACTAGTAGATCATTTGTTTACATTTCATGTTTCTCTAAAAAAAAATTTAAATTACTCAATCACGAATCTTACTATTTAACAGAAACTCCTTTGGAATGTAAAACACATGAGCAAATGAAAGAGTATGAAGGTAAATCCGATGAAGAATTAATTAGTCTCAAAAAAAAATGGACTCAATTGAATGGATTCGAAGAATTTGAGAAATCTGTTTTATGGGCAGAACTCGAATGTCTTGAGACTGGTTCCAAAATTGTTTCAGTCAATGTTCACTTAGGAATTGGTGATAAACATCGTCTCTATGCATCTGAAAAAATAAACAAACTATTTACATTTATTGGTGACAAAACACAAAATATTGTTATGACTGGTGATTTCAACACATTCCCCGATTGGAAAGGACCTGAACAATTAGAAATAATTAAATCACCAGATTTATCTAAGAAAATTCGTTATATTCCTGATTATAGAAATTCTGTTAATTATGATGATGCTAAAGAAATGGTTCATCAATCAACCTTCCACTTTTATCCTTACGATTATGGAGTTAATGAAAAATTAGATTTTGTAAAAACAGAAATGGCTCAAATTCACGAATCTGTGAAAGCAAATAATGTTGAAGAAACAAGAAATAAAATAAATTCCGTTTTTAAAAAATGTTGTAATGATGAATCATCATATCCATTGGGAGGACAACTTGATCATATCTTTTATAACAATTTAAAACCAGTTTATGATTATGCATTTCTTGTTCCATCTTGGAATCATGATATTAAATCGGTTCCATTTGAATCAAGTCCCTTAAAGCAAATTATATGCGATAATTTAGACCAGAATACACCAGTTTTTGCATCGGACCATCAACCACTCTTAGGTTTGTTTGAATATTAATTTATTTTATTTGAAAAAATATTGAAGATAAAATATTAACCAGCAAGTTTCTTTATATAATTATATTAGTAAACAACTAAATAGTATTTAATATGACTGAGATTAACGAAATGGATAAAATAGATAATATAATAGTAGCAACACAATATTATTTAATGGCACAAAAATATAAAAAAGAAGGAAAATTAGAAGATGCTGAAAAATATTATTTAATGGCTATTGAAAAAAAAGATTCAAGAGCAATGAATGATTTGGGTATATTTTATCATAAACAACGAGAACTTCAACTCGCTGAAAAATATTATTTAATGGCAATTTCTTATGATAAAAAATATAGTAATAATTTGGGGATATTATATGCTGAAGAAAATAACTTTGCACTTGCTGAAAAGTATTATTTAATTGCCATAGAAAATAATGATCATAAAGCATTAAATAATTTGGGTAATTTGTACAAAAAGCAACATAAATATAATCTTGCTGAAAAATATTATTTGGAATCCATTCAAAAAGAGTGTAAATCAAGAACTATGCATAATTTGGCTCTCATTTACAAAGAACAAAAAAAACGAGATCTTGCAGAAAAATATTTATTGGAATCTATCCAATGTGACAATGATAGTCTTGTAACCTCAGATAGTGCAATAGATGATTTGAGTAGAATGTATGGTAATAATTATATCAAATTATATTACAAACTTAGTTCTCTAAATAATAATAATAATAATACACTAAAGGAAAAATTAGCTGATTTATTAAAAAGTAAATCAGTCAAAAATTTTCATAATAAACTAAAGTTTTTATCAAAGAATGGGTCTTGTCCGATATGTCTTGATGATAATGTTATAACGATACCATTAGAATGTGCACATTTTTATTGTTGTGATTGTTATTCTAGACAACATAAAATATGTGCATTGTGTGACAACTAAATAAATAAAATAAAATTAGAGATAAATAGCACTCCCAGAAGTGTAAAGTTGCTTGACCAGTTCATTTTCTCCTCGAAAAGGAACCAATTCAGTTCCAAGTTCTTCCCTGACTTCCATCAAAAGTTGTCCAAGAATATTTTGGCCAGAACCATCATGATCATCTCCCCAAAAAGCATCGCCCTTTTCCGGAAGATGCTCAACCAAATAGGCTGATCCAGTCTTCAAGAGGATATCCAAAAGGTCAGCATTTTGTTCATACTTCTTGAGCAAAACACTTCTCATGACATTTCTCTTGACCTCCTCCCAATCACCCCTCAAAGTAATCTGCCTTCCAACTTTCTTGGCGTCTTCTGCACTAAGGCCGGGATCAACGAACTTTTCAACATCTTCCAACTTGGTACACTTGTTTGCATGGAAGGCGTGTTCAGCTGTTGGGAAACAAAACTCTTGTCCCAAAACTTCCATCTTGATTGGTGACGGATGGTAGTTACAGAAACTGTGAGTCTCGAAGATGCCATTCTTGTATGGAATCCATTCCTCGATCTCCGAATCGTAGGCAAAAATCATGAAATCAGTGCATTCGAGGCCGTCGTAAAAGAGGACAAAATACTTGGTCCCGGCAGACATTTCCTTCAATTCGGTTGGCTTCAAGACATCAGTCTTGATGTGATTGTTGAATCCGTGAATGTAATAAAGCTTCTGGTAATCCATTCTTTGAAAAATCGATATAAAATTTAAGCAAAAAATTTAAACAAAAAATTTAAGTAAAAAATTTAAGTAAAAATCAAGTTAAAGTGAGTGATAAGGACAAAAAGCTAATAGATCTTTCAGTATATTTAATTTATCAACTTTTTGATTATAATATATTCATAATATAAAACTATAATAATGGGTATTAAGGGTTTAGTAAAATGGATTGATACATATGCATCCTCAGGAATTAAAATGATTAATTTTGATAAAATGAAAAATAAAAGATTGGGGATAGATGCCAGCATATTAATGTATAGGGCTGAACTAGCTATTAAAGGCAGTGGTTTCGAAATGAGAAATGATTCTGGAGATATAACAAGCCATTTGTATGTAATATTTTTTAATACAGTTAAAATGCTGCAAAATAATATTTTACCAATATATGTATTTGATGGCAAACCTAATGAATTAAAAAACAAGCTCCTGGAAGAAAGAGAAATTAAAAAAGAAAAAATTAGAGAAATAATTAAAAATAAAAATAAAAAGTTAACAATGGAACAGACCAATAAATTGGAATTACAAACCTTTAGCATAAATGACAAGATGCACGACGATTTAGTTAAAATGTTAGATTTAATGGGTATTCCATGGATACAATCAGAAAATGAAGCGGATTCTTTATTGGCTTACATGAACATTAATGGTTATATTGACGGTGTAATTAGTGAAGATACAGATATATGCATTTTTGGTGCAACAGATTTGTATAAAAACGTTTTTACACACATGAATATTAAAACTACCAAAGTTGACAAGACTAAACATCTCATCCAACACATACAATATCAAAATATTTTAAAAGAATTAAAATGGTCAAGAGAACAATTTGTAAGTTTAGCCATATTATTAGGATGTGACTATGCGCCACATATTAAAGGTATTGGTATGGTATCTGCAACTGAATTAATTAACAATAAAAAAAGTTTGGAGGAAATAAGTGAAGAGCAATCATTGACACCTGAAGAAATTAAAATAATAAATTATGCAAAAAATTTTATCCTAACAGATAGCTTAGCGCAAGAAAAAGAAATCATAGATAAATTAGAAAATTTAAAATTTGGTCCTATTCACAAGAACAAATTATATGATTTTATGGTTAACGATAATCAAATAGACAAAGATAGAATAGTCAAAGGTATTAAGAACATCACAAAGGCCTTACAAACATTTAAAATAATAAAAATTTAAATTTTTTATTTTTTTATTTTTTTATTTCAATAGGTAAATCAGTTTTCCAACACAATAGATGTAAATAAATCCATTGCAAATCATTGCCTTATCATAATATTCGGCTCCAGAAAAGCGTCTACCTGCTAGACCATTGCCGAGTCCCGTAACAAGGAGAGCCCAAGTTGAAAAAATATTCAAACCCAGAATTGCCAGCAATGTGGAAAAAGTGGATCGTGTGTAATAGTAGTCAACAACACTCAAACAAACCAAACCGAAAGGAAGCAACACGACGCTCATTGTTTTATTTTTATTATTGTTATTATAAAATATAAAGTTAAATCAAAAAGTATATTATAAAGTCAAAATTAACAGTCTTAAGCAATCATTAAGTAATATCAATTTTTTTTACAAAACATCTATATCACTTTTGATATTTAGTTATGATAAAAAGATTGAATTAAACAAATAAAATATAGGTTTAT